CAGAAGTAATGGCCGGGGCTTTGCGGCTGGCAAATAAAGACAGCTTAACCAAATCTGAAGCCGAAGAGGCAGTGAAAGTATTTCTCGAAAGGAAGGTGTAACGCTGAATGGCTGGTTCTGTTTTTCAAGTGGGAGAACAAAAGATACGGCCTGGCGTGTATGTCCGGGTGACCAACATTGGCGAGCCACCGGAGGCGGTTGTGCCGCAGGGGATAGTGGCAGCTTTATTCCGGGCCTCCTGGGGGCCGCTGGCACAGGTAACTTACCTTGAAAATGCTGATGCAGTTACTGCTACGTTTGGTTCTGCTGGAACAATCGACACCGCACTTGAGGCTTTCCGGGGCGGATGCCGCCGGGTGGTTGGATACCGCCTGGGCAGCGGTGGGGCTAAAGCCAGCATCACCTTGCAGGACACGGCGGCATCGCCTGCCAACGTGGTAACCATTACGGCTAAGTACGAAGGTATACGCGGCAACAACTTCAAAGTGACCGTCAGGGATTCCCTTGCCGACGCGACCAAGCGCGAACTGTTGCTTTACGAAGGAGTGACGTTGCTGCAGACAATTGAGTTTGCCAAAGGATCTTCCGGTGACGGAGAACCAGCGGCGCTGGTGGCCGCAGTTAACGCCAGCAATTCTCCGTACATCACGGCTACAAAGGTTGCGGATGGCAACAAAACCCTAGCGGCGGTTACTGGTTCATCTCTTTCCGGAGGCTCCGACCCGACTGTAAACGGTGAAAGCTACAGCGCGGGGCTTTCGGCGATTGAAGCCATCGACTGGAACGTGCTGGCGGTGGACAGCGAGGACGCAGCAACCCATACTCTGGTGCAAGCCTACATTGACCGGGTACGGAATGAAGGTAAGCGGGCTATGGCTGTTGTCGGCGAACCGACCAGCGTTCCCCTTGCGACGAGGTTGGCCAACGCTAGGGCTTTCAATGACCCGGCTATCATTTACGTTGGCAATGGCTTCAAGGGGAGTGACGGTGTAACCAGGGAGGGTTATAAAGCAGCTGCCAGGGTTGCCGGAATGACAGCGGCTGCTCAAATTACCGAATCCCTGACCCACTATGTGGTAAGAGGGGCAACTGAACTTGTTGGGGCATTAACCAATGCTGAAATTGAACAGGCTATTCAATCTGGCGCACTGATATTCACCATGTCCGCCCAGAAACAGATTCATATCGAATACGGCATCAACACCTTTATTACTGTAACGGCTGATATGGACGCTGGCTGGAAGAAAATACGCCGTGTAAAAACTCGGGATAATCTGATGGATCGGATTGCGGCAACTTGGGACCCGCTGATCGGTAAGATTAATAACAGTCCGGACGGCAGGGCAACTCTTATTGCATCAGCTCAGGGTATCATCAATCGCATGATTGCCGAGGGAGCGTTGCTTCAAGGAACTATTTTTGAGGACCCAAATAATCCGCCACAGGGCGACAGTGCTTGGTTTGTGGTACAGGTTGATGACCTTGACAGCGCGGAGAAGGTCTACATCAATTTCCAATTCCGTTTCAGCCCTCCGGCTGAGGCTCAGTAAAGGGAGGTGTTTTAGATGGCTGATGGACGCTATGTTTTCCGGTCATGTGTACCTGATGGGGCCATAGACATTGCCAATGTGACTTCGGGGGACATTGTTAACCGTTCTTGGTCCTTTCGGGTAAACGAACCGCCTGACCTGCAGGAACTGCTGGACAGCGGCGCCTTTGACCCCAGAAATATCCTACGGGGCTACAACGGGGAACTGTACGACGGCGATGGCAATTTCCTAGCCGAAGTAAACCAGTGGCAAGCTCAGGTAAACTATACAAATACCGACTATCAGCCGGCCGGTAGCAAGCTAACCTGGGCTGTTCCGCAGAGCTATACGGTGACGTTGACCTTTACCGAAACCGTGATTAGAGATGCCCGGCTGTTGCAGAAAGTTATTGCTGGACTACGGAACAATGCCCCGGATGCCGTGCTGAACTTCATGGGCGTGCTTCGGGCGCCAGCGCAATAAATAATGGAGGGATAACATGAACGAAGAGAAGAAGGAAATGCTTTCGGGTAATGAAGATGCGATACTCCGGGATGTTGCAGGAATCCTGGAAGCCATGGAGACCATTATCGAGTACAAAGATTTTGAAGTTATCCGGGACGGGAAAAAGCTGTTCTCCTTCCGGGTGCGGGGTTTGGATGATAATGAATTTGAAAGGTGCCGGGACCAGGCTACAAAAGTGGCCAAAGACCGCAGGCTTGGTAGCCTGGCTGTGCCGCGGGAGTTTAATTCGGCGAAATTTAATTCTCTGGTAATTTATTCCGCTACACATCCCGATGACTGTAAAGCTATTTGGGATAACAAAGATCTCTGGGCAAAAGCAGACGTAGTCACGGGCTGGCAGCTGGTAGACAAGGTCCTTAAACGAGGAGAAAAAGAAAAGTGCATTGAGCTTATTGAGGGCCTTAGTGGTTACACCGATGAGGACGCTGAAGCCACAGAGGAAACCTTAAAAAACTCATAAAAGCAGGGGGGAAGGCCACACTGTTGCATCACATTTTTCAGCGGCAAGGCATCCCTCCTGATGAATTTTATCGAAAGCCCTACAAAGTTAGGGCTTTTATGCTGGCTTCCATGATGGTTCAACTGGAGGCAGAGGATGAACAGATAAAAGAGATAGAGAGGAGGGCAGGCCATGGCCCAGAATAACGAAATCTATCGCGTGGAAATACCTATCATTGTGGATGATCAAACGGGCCCAGCTTTACAGGAGGCGCAACGTAAAGTCAGCCAGTTTGAAAGGTCGGCGCAAAAATCCAATGAACGCATCCGCAAAATGTTCGGCCGGGACATTCAGGTGCGAATTGGAGCGATAGACAAGGCATGGCCTGTCATAAAGAGTGTCCAGTCCCGTTTGCGCAGCCTGACAGGTCGGGCTTGGAACATTACCCTTCAAGCTAAGGATAAGGTTTCTGGTTTTTTGAAAGGACTGGTAAATAAACTTACCAGCCCCCTTGCCCTACTAGGTGCCGGTGCTGGATTGGGTGCCGGCATTATCTTCCCTCTGAAATTAGCCGGTGAATTTGAGCAGGCCCGGATGTCTCTGGATTTCTACATGGGTAGTGTAGAAGAAGGGGAAAAGGCTTTTGAGGACTTGATCCGTTTTGCTAGGGAAACACCATTTGAGTTCCCCTTCCTCCAGGGCGCCACCATCCAGCTGATGGGTGCCGGCTATAACTTCGAGCAGGCCAAACGCGCTTTACTCGCATTTGGTGATGCTGCCGGACGAACTGGAGCAGGAATGCAAGGCATCGAGGCGGCCTTACTTGGGTTCACGCAGATTGCTTCAGCTGGTACGTTGAATTTACAAGACTTGAAACAGGTAGCACTTAACCTGAAGTTACCGCTTAATATATTTGCTGAAGAGCTCGGGGTTGCTGAGGACCAATTGGGGAATATCGGTAGTGCCGGAATATCTTCTCAAAAGGCCATGGAGGCAATTGTCAGAACTCTTGAAAAACGATTTGCTGGCGGCATGAAAGAACTGTCCAACTCTCTGCTAGGAATGATTGCGACAATCAAGGATACTGCCACCCTAACTGTTTGGTATTTTGGAAAAGGTATGGCTGAGCCGGTAAAACGGATAATGTTTGATATTATCGGTTTGACCGATGAAACAGGAGGCGCATTTGAGGAGTTTCAAAGAAGGCTTGAACGAGTAGGTGAACAGGTCGGACTAAAATTTGAACAAGTGTATAGTAGAATAAAGGGATTTTGGAACAACCTTTCGGCAGATCCTGAGTTCCAAAAGCTTGACTTTGGGGACAAGATTATCTATGTCCTCAACCTCGCGCTGGATGAAATAAGCGCATGGCTTGATAGTGAAGGCGGCATGAAGCTTCAGGAAACATTTATGAAGCTCGGAAAAATTGGAGCCAAAGCCTGGATCGATGGGCTAAAAGGAGCTTTTCAGGGAGCAGGAAGTTCCGCTGCCCATGGAAATCTATTAGGGGCAGGAGCCATGTTGGGGCTTGCATCCATGCTTGGCGGAGGGCTGGTTCTTCGCGGGGCCTGGGGCTTGGGCAAAGGTCTTTTCGGCGCAGGTAAGTGGGCCTTAGGGAAAGCTGTGGGAACAGCAGCGGCAACAGGTACAACTGCGGCAGCTACGACGGCGGCAGCCACAACTGCAACCACTGCTGCAACTGCTGCCGGTGCTAAACTGATTTACGGTCCTAGCGGAGAAATTCTCCGGGCTGTAACCCCTGCTGCGACCGCTGCAGGCACCACATCTCGAACATTAGCCATGCTGGGCAAGGTTAATCAGGCGATGCTACCACTAGCTGTGGCAGGAGAGGTCATTTCAATTGCCTCCGCCCAGGATAAAACTTATGCAACTGCCAAGAGCGTAGGTGGCTTGGCTGGTTTACTGGCGGGTAAACTAGGCGGAGCCAAGCTGGGCGCTGCCCTAGGAACAGCTATAGCACCGGGAATAGGAACGGCTATAGGCGGAGCGCTTGGCGGCCTTGCGGGATATTTAGGTGGCCGCTTTTTGGGAGGCAAGGCAATGGAAGCTGCTAGGGGCGGTGCTTCCGACCCTCCATCTAGGGTTCCTGTTGCTACCGGCAAACACCCCCAGATAGTAATTGAGGTCAAAGCGGAAAGCAGGCCGACATATCATATTAAAACAGCTACCGATGCGAAAGAAGTATTGCGAATCATCCGTGCAAATGAAAAAATAATTGCAGATCAGTTAGCAGATGATATTGCAAAGAATCTGGTAGGAGTTTTCAATAATATGCCAGCTTATGCAAGATGAAGTTTAAGAGAGGCAACATGGTGCCAAAC